CCCCCCCCACTGAACGCGACGTATTTCCGCGGCGAATGCGATGGGTACTACGCGACCGGATACGGGTTCTCGGTGAGCCAGCTGGCGAAGTGCAGCGAGCAGCGCGGTTGCGGCCTTTCCGGTTGTCCGTACGCGAAGGAGGTCGAGTGAACCGCTGCAGATGGCTCGCATGCTCCATCTACGCCGCGCTCGTCGACCCGCTGTGGTTCGAGGGTCACGATGCTTGGACGCCTTCCCAGATCGCGTTCCTGCGCCGCTACGGCGCCATCGTGCCGACGACGATGCCGACGTGGCCGATGAACGGCTGCGGATTCCCGGCCAGGCGGATCGTCGGGTAGGTGAGCAGCGCGCCGAGCTCGGGCCTGCTGGTCAGCGCGAACAGCTCGCCGGCATGGCGCGCATCCTCGATCGCGCTGTTGCAGTTCAGGTCGTCGCTCACCGTCGCCCACGCGCCGCGGTTGAACCCCGGCCGGTGCCGCCGGACCTGGTACGCCTCGCAGTACGCGAACCCGAAGCAGTCGCGCTCGTCATCGCCGGCCGTGTTGATGTCGCCGGTACCGAGCCGGTACACGCCACGCCCGACCATGGAGCGCGCGTAGTCCACGGCTTGCTCGGCGGTGCGGAGCGGTCGCGGTCCGGTCGAGGTCATGACTTCGCGGCCTGATCGATGCGGCCGATCATGATCATGTTGGCGGTCGGCCGCGACACACCGGCGTCGATCAGCTTCTGGAATTGACGCCTCCGCTCCTCGAAGTCGACCATGCCATCGTCTCGGCACTTGCCGCACATGAACACCGACACCTCCATCAACCCGCCGAACTCGATGCGCTGGTCCGTGTCGGCCCCGCACTTCAGGCACGGGGCGCTCACAGTACCGTCCCGGCCACGCGCACACGGGGCCACGCCAGCTCGCCACGAGCCCGTGTGAACTCCGCGGCCATGCTCGCCGGTGCGGGCACAGCGCTCGCCATCGCGGTCCGTTTCGACGTCGTGATCGCGGCGTCCAGCGCGACCGCTGCGGCGCCGAGCACGCAGCGGCCCAGGTCAGAGCGGCTCGCGGCGAGGTCGGCGCGCAGCGCTGTCTTGTCCACGGTGCCATCGCCGGAGATGTGCTGCTTGAGGTCGGCAATTCCGAACCGCACGAGGTCGGCGAGAGCCTTGGTCATGTCCGGGGTCTCGCAATCCAGGACCAGGTCCGCGGCGTGGAGTGCGGCCTGCCCCGCGCCACAGCTGCTGAGCGTAGCCGTGGCCACGATGCACCGGACCACGACGAACGCGACGAGTACCGGCTTCACGATGCGCCCTCGCCAGGCTTCGCGATCTGGATGACCGTGCCGTCCTGGCGCGATGCCGCGACGCTCGGCGCCGAGTTGCCAAGCACGAATCGCTTCAGGTCCGCGAACTCGTGGCTGCGCATGAACTTGAGCGCCGCGTCCACGTCTGCCGCGGCTTTGTCGTCCCACGTGTTTCGCGTCCGCGGCGCGATGAAGTGGAGCGCGGTCGAGACAACACCCAGGAGTAGGCAGACCAGAACGCCGATGTCGGTCCAGGTCCATCCCGCGGTCTGCCCCGTCGCCGCGGCCATGAGCGATGCGTAGTGCGCCGCGTAGGCGATGTCGCCGGCAAAGGCCAGAGCGGCCACTGCGGCGAGGTAGAGTGCGATCTTTGCTGCTGTCTTCATAGCTTGTCCTTGTCCTGCCGCGCCTCAACGCGGTTGATCCTGTGTTCGCACGCGTCGAGACGGAGTCCTGTCGTCGCGTCGCGCTGTGCCGCCGCGATCTGGCTCGTCACGATTTCGCGCACTGCCCAGACCGATAGCGCGAAAAGTGGCGCTCCGATCACCAAAAGTAGTCGCCTCACGAATCGGTAGTCGGTGCGCATCGACTCGAGTTCTTTGCCGAGCTGGGCCGCGACTTCGCGCGGAGGTCGATTCAGCAACTCGCGCAGCTCTCGACTCGACTCCTGCCTTGCCGATGAATGCTCGTCGCGCATCCTGCGCGCCAGCGCTCGCATCAACGCGTCGGCCTCGGCGATGGTCAGCGCGGCATCGGGGTCACGGCCATGTCGCCGCGCCATCTCCGCGCCGCGCCGCAACGCGCGCGCACTGACCGGCAGGTCAAACGCAGACGTCGTGTCCGGCGTGTCGCAGTCGTCGGGCACGCGCCGGTCCCATTGCGGCGTATCCCTGTCGTCGTCGCGGCTCACGGCAGGGTCACGGCCAGGCTAGGCACGCCGCACGACCCGATCGGCCAGGCGTTGTAGACGAGCGTCAACGGTCCGGTAATCCCGGATAGTTCGCCGCAGCGCAACCCGGGCGCGTCCGATGTGTTCCAGGCCGCGTGCACCGCTCCGACTCCGCGCCGGTTCGCCGCGCCGGAGATGAGCACCGCGGATGTGAGCGCGCCGGTGAACCTGTTCCCGGTCAGCGCGATGCGCTCGACCACGGTGCCGGACGCGCCGCCCGAGCCCAGCGCGCGGATCCCGAACACGTTCGGCGCCGAGCCGGTGTAGCGCACGTCGTTGTCGTCGAGCCTCAGCCCGTACATGCCCTCGACGAACACGACGTCAGCGTCGGTGCGCTGGTCGAGCACGTTGTGGACGATGCGCACGTCTCGGCTCTGTGCCGTGCCGTGCGGACCGACGTGGATCACCGGTCCGGCACGTTGCGCCGCGTCGCGCGTGACCGTGTTCTCGGCAATGAGCAGGTCGTTGCTGCCCTTGATCGCCTCGATGACCGCGGCGGTAGACACGCCGCTGCGCTGCTCGATCGTGTTCGCGACGATGGAGCAATGCGTGCAGCTGTACAGGTACACGCCTCGAGCCAGCACGTTGCCGGTGACGGTCGCGCCATCGACGAGATCGAGCGCGATGGCCGTCGCGCCTTGGTTGTTCAGCGACGCGGCGAAGGTGTTGTTGACGATGGTCCAGGTCGCGTTCGCGCCGCTGCCCTCGCTGTTGATATCGAGGTCGCCCGTGTCGGCGAAGACGGTACGCTCTACGGTGAGCCCGACCACGCCGCTATGCGCTTGGACCCCGCCGCGATCGCAATGCGCGAGCACGGAGTCACGCACGACCACGCCGGTGATAAGCTGGCTCGGCGCGTAGCCGACCAGGTCAATGCAGTCACCGCCTGGCCACGCCCCCCGGATCGGGTGGCTGATCGTGACGTCGTAGATCGCGATGCCACGCGCCGGCCCTGTCGCGTGGATGGCATGGGTCTGCTCGCTCGTCCCGGTCAGCGCCGACGTGTCGATCACGAGGTCGTGCACCGAGCCGCCGACCATCTCGACGCCGCGCCAGTCCTGTCCCGTCGCGTCGCCGCGGAACCGCAGCATGGTCGCGAGCTGGCCAGAGCCGCACAGCTCTTGACCCGCGGCGATGGTGAGCATGTTGTACGCGCGTCGGCCCGTCGGCGGCGTCGGAGCCATGTCGATGTCGTAGACGCCGGGCCCGAGGCAGCATTGCGCCGCGATCGCGTTCTGCACCGCCGCGGTGTCGTCGAGCCCGTCATCGGGCGTGCCGGCCGAGCACTGCGGCACCGTGGACGCGGCGGGCGGGTACGAGGACAGCGCGGTCGAACACGATGCGAGAACAAGGATGATGAGGTGTTTCATGGTCATGACCAGGCGACGCTCCAGCCAAGCGTCTGCAGCAAGGTTTTGATCTGCGCGTCGGTCATCTCTGCCGCGGTTCCGGTCCACATCGCGCCGTAGAGCAGTCCCATCGCTGGCGTGGTTCCGCTCGACGAGCCCCAGCCGACGCTGACGCCGCTATACGTGCCCTGCGTGCCCGTGATCTTCTCTTGGTCCGAGTAGACCTTTGCCGTGTTCGCGGCGCGGTTCACGCAGGCGATGAGCGGGCGTGTCGCGTTGGTCGGGGTCGCCGTGCCGGTCACGGTCGATCCGCCCGCGCCGCCGGTCACGCATTGCAGGCGTGGCGTGGTGTTGAGCTGGATGATCGCGCCGGTCGTGCCGTCGAGGTGGGCGATGCGGCGGTTCGCGGCCGGCGCCGCGGCTGGCATCGTCGCGATGCCGTAGAGCAGGACCGACGTGGTCTGGACATCGGGCACGGTCGCGTTGTTCTGCGCGTTGTGGTTCGCGCTCGCGTCCGGGACGGTCAGGGCTAGGCGCGTCCACCCCGTCGTGGCTTGGCGATACGCCCACGACGCGCCGGCCACGGTGAGCGTGTTCGCTCCGATCGAGTCGGCGAGGTTGCCGCTCGCTTCCTGGCACAGCCAGAGCGACGCGGGGTTGCCCGAGCCGATGCCGGCCACGGCCATGGTCGCGGTCCACTCCGCCGCGCTCGCCGGCACGTAGACCAGCGACGTCGCGTCGCGCGTCACCGACGCCATCGACGCGCCGGGCGTGAGCTGCGTGCCGATGCGGGGTCCAAGCTGCGGTCCTATGCGCGGACCGGTCCTCACATCTTGCCCCATGCGCTGACCACGAACGTGCCGCCCGTACCGCCGACCACGACGGTGAGCCGGGTCCGGTTCGCGCCGGTCTCGGCGATGTGCCACATCGCGCCACCCACCGCGCTGCCCGCGGACGCGACGACGCTGTTCGTAGCGCTCCATCCCGTTCCCGTCGTGGCGACGTAGCCCGCCGCGGGCGCCTCGGGGATCCAGTTCCCGGCCGTGGCGTCGCTGTCCACGACCTCGAGCGGCATGTGGTTCGTGTCCATGATCGTCGCCGACGTGAGGACCGCCGCGGCGGTCAAGCCGGTCAGCTGCACGGACTGGAACGGCCCGTCGTCGCCGCCGAGCATGTAGTGGTACGTCGCCCCGGCGGTGAGCGCGTACTTCCCCTTGCCCTGTTCGGTCAGCGGAACGCCGCCGCTATCGATGGGCGTGATGTATCTCGTGCCTGTGCGTCCTGAGCGTCCCATGGCTATCTGGCTCCGATCGAGCGGTCCATTCCGCTCTGGTAGATCGCGGTGAGGTTGGTCGGCGCGGCGACGCCGGGCACGGGCGGCGCGCCGGGCTGCTGTGGCGGCGCGATGCCCTGCGACGACGCGGTGAACGCGGTGCGAATCACCGCGGCGTTCTCCGGGTCAAGGCTCGCGTGGAGCGGCACGTCGAACAGCAGCGCTTGCTGGAGCAGGCGCCGGTACTCGACCGGGTGCTCCAGGTCCATGGCCCGGGCGATGAACCGCTTCTGCGCCTCGGCAAACAGCTTCGTGTAGACCACGCGCATCGTGTCCGCCGGGGCCGGCGTGAGCTTGCCGGCCTCGAGCAAGTCGAACGCGACCTGCGGGTTCTGCGCCACGGCCACGCGCAGGCCCCATTGCATCGCATCGGCCGCGCCCGGCACCCATTGCTGCTTCGTGTACGGGTTGGGTGGCGGGCCCTTGGGCGCGGTGTCGTTGAGGTGCTGGAACGTCGCGACGAGGTGAGCGGTCAGGGCCCGGATCAGGTCCGGATCGGTGATGCCCCGCGTCTCCACGCTGATCTTGTCGATCACGAGCCGCGGATCGGCCACGACCGCGGCGACCTCGCGCATCCGCACCGCGGCCTGCTGCTGGATGTTCGCGCCGGCCGGTGCGTCGGGCATGCCGTCATCGACGAGCCGAGACGACAGCGCATCGCCGGCGCGGACTGCGGCGAGGCTGAGGCCGGTGCGCACCGCGGGCTTGCTACGCTCGAGCAGACCCAGCGAGCGGTCCACGGCACGAGCCAAGCCGTCGCGGGTCCGCGCCGCGAGCTCGGCCGCGCGCGTGTTTGCCGTCGCTGGAACCCTGCCCACGAACCGACCCGCCGCCGCTTTCAGCGCGCGGTACTTCAGGTACGCGCTGAGCAAGGGGCCGATGACCGGGATGTCGTGCGGGCGCGGGATGCCCGGGATGCCGAGGTCACTGCCCAGCTCGGCCGCGTAGCCCACGGCGTGAGCTCCGGCGACGACCTTGCCGCCCACGCCTCCGTGCGCATCGCGCGGCGCGACGGCGCCGGGCCGCGGTGCACTGGCCGGTGATGGCGCGGCCTTCTCGAGCGCGGCGTCGGCACGGCGCGATGCGAGCTGCGCCTCGGCCTCGGTCGCGCGTGCGCGCTGGTACGCAGCCTCGGCCTCGAGTCGCTTCTGCTTCGCCGATTCGACATTGCGCTGACGCGTGCCAGGTCCGAGCAAGTCCTCGGCTTGGGCCGTGTCCCGGGTCGCGGCGTGATCATCCGCGGCGCGCGCGATCCGCGACATGGTCTTCTCGGTTGCAGTGTCCTCGGCGGCGCGGAACGCCTTGGCGTGCTCCTTCGCCGCGGCCGGCGCGGCATCGCCCAACGCCTCGGTCAGGTCCGCCGCGGCCTTCTCGAGCCGCTGCACTGCCGGCGCGATCGCCGCGACGTCTTCGACCGCGCCGGGCCGTGATCCGACACGGGTAAGCTGGGCCTCGATCGCCTTGGCCTCGGCCTCAGCGGCTTGCTTCACCGCTGGCTCCGTCGCCGCGGCGGCACGCTCCACTGCCGCGTCATGGGCCAGCTCGAGCCGCTTCGTCGCGAGCGGGTGCTCACCCCGCCCGATGTCGCGCATCGCGTCGGCCGCGTCGAGCCGCTGCTTCGTGCCACGGAGCAAGACTTCGAGTTCGGTCTCGGGCTCTGTTGCCGCGGTTCGCGTCGCGCCGCGGAACACGTCATCTGCAGCTGGCTCTGATCCCGCGGACCACCGCACCTTGATCGGCGCGTCGGCCTCGATCGCCGCGGCGAGCCGGTGCCGGCCGTTCGTGACCGTGATCTTGCCCGATGGCGTGACGCTGAGGTCGATGGCCTCGCGCTGCCCCTCCGCGATCGCGGCGCGGGCCTTGGCGATGCGCACCTCGTCGACCCCGCCGCCCGGCGGCTCGAAGTAGCCGCGCGCCGCGATCTTGCGCGCCGGGATGGTCTGGTCGAGCCCGGCATCGGCGCGCGCCTCGTGCGCCTTGACCGCGTCGTATGCCGGCACATCGTGGGCCTCGATGGCCTTGCCGCGGAAGTGCTCCGCGGCCTGTGCCGAGCGCTCGGCCTTCGCGGCGCGGTACTCGGACCGGGCCGGCTCGCCCATCGCGACGAAGTTGTCGCCCTGATCGAGACGCGCCTTGGTCCCGCGCAGCAGCGCCTCGAGCTCGGTCTCCGCTTCCTGGACCGGAACCGGCGCGGGCGCGCGGCGCGGCGCCGTGTCGTGGATGAAATGGAAGTCACCGAAGTCGTCTCCGACATGCGACGCGTCGAGCATCTTCGGATCGAACATGTCCTGCAGGTCGGCGCGGGACAGGATCGCCTTGTCATCGCGCAGCATCTTGAGCGCGAGCGCGCGGTTCTCGGGCACGGTCCAGTCGATGCCCAAGCTGCCGAGCCACACCTCGGACGCATCGGTCCGGTCGAACGCGCGCTGGCCCTGCTCGCGCATGCGGCGCAGGACGAACTCCTCCGGCGCCTCGCCAGGTCGCGCGAGCTCGGTGATCTTCCGCCCTGGCACGATAGGCTGTGGGACCGCCGTTTCAGGTGCCGCGGCCGGGGTCGGCGGGGTGCCGTCCGCGACGTTGTAGCGGCCAGCGACGCGGGCGCGATCGGGCAGACCGGGCTGACTCCGCGGCGCCGGTGCTGGCTCCGCGACCTCTCCTGTCTTGCGCTTCCCGATCCGGGTGACCGGGCTCTGTTCCGCCGCGACTTCGCCGAGCCCGCGCGGCGTGCCGCCCGCGAACGGCGTCTCGGGCAAGCCTGCCTCGGCCGCGGCTCGCTCGATCTCGGCCGGCGACTTGATCCCGCGCTGACCCGGCGCGCCGAACTCGCCGATCGGCACGTTGAGCTCTCGGCTCGTCACGCCGGGTGGCTCGAGCCCGCGCATCAGCGCGTCAAGGTCCGGATCCACCGCGGCGTGGACCTGGTTGAATGCTGCCTTGGCCGCGTCGTACTCGTCCAGGGCGCGCGACAACGCGGCTTCGTCATCGGTCACGGGCACGCGCTTCACGCCCGGGATGGCCTCGAGGTCGCGGATCATCGTGTTGAACCCGGGGCCGGCCGGCGCTGGCGGCTCCACGGCCGGACCGCTGCCGTACTCGCGCCGGAATCCGGGCTCGCCGGGCCGCGGCTCGCCGAGTCGTGCCTCGATGGCCTGGATCGTTTCCGGCGCGGTGTTCGCGCCGGCCCGGATGTTGAGCAACCGCGCCTGATCCTCCGGTCCAAGGATGCGCGACTGCGCGATTTCCTCGGGTGTAGCTGACGGCGCGATCGGGGCCGGGACTGTCGAAGGATCGGACGCGAGCGGCGCCACCTTGGCCTCGGCCTGTGCCGCCGCGGCTTGGCGCCTCGTCACGTCGGCTTGCTCGCGCGCGAGCCGGGCCTCGTCGAGCCGGGCCCGGGCCAACGTCGCGGTCTGGTCGAACGACTCGAGCGACGCCGCGCCCTGGTCTCGCCACGCCGACTCCGCGGCCCGGGCCGCGTCCTCACCGCCCTCGGCGTAGCGCGCGAACATGCGCCGCGCCGCCATGGTGCCGGCCTGAACGCCGTGCGCCGCGACGAGCCCACCCGCGCCGAACGCGAAGCCTGTTCCGAGCGCGCCGGTCATGCCCTCTGCGGTCAAGTCGCGATCGCCCAGCGCGACATCGCTCAGGTAGATCCCCGCGTTCTGGATCGCCCCTTCCGTGCCCGCCGCGGCAAGCGCATGTGCCGCTCCGGCCGCGCCGCCCGCTGCCTCGGCACCCTCGATCGTGCCAGCGGCGAGGCGTGACAGCGCGCCGGTCGGCGTCGCGGCCCCGCCCGACACGACCGCGGGGATGAACGCGCCCGCGAACTGCGCCAAGCCGCCCGCGGTCGGGTTCGCGCGTCGGTCCTGGGCCAACTGCTCGAACTGTCCCTCAGTCAACGCGCCCTTGAGCAGCCAGTCCGAGGCGCCGAGCGTGGCGCCGCTCAGCGCACCGCTTGCCACGGCTCCGAGCGTGCCCAACGCGCCGTTGTCGGTGGGCTCGATCCGCGTCTGGGCCGCGCCGGCCTGAGCCTCGCCCACGCGCTCGTACCCGGCCGCGTCGTAGCGCTGCGCCTCGTCGTCGGAGACGTAGACGATCTTGCCGTCCGGACCGCGGAATGCTGGCATTACCGATCCGGCGCGTTTCTGCCCAGCGGCGGTGGCACGGTGTCGCGGAGCTGATCCAGCGGCGGGCGCACCGGATGCGTCCGGTAGTATTCGGCCTCCGCCGCGGCACGGGCCCGGTCGTCGCGTTGCTTCGACGCCTCTGCCTGGCGATCCGGGTTGAATCCACTAGGCCCGAGCGGCGGTGTGCCGGTGCGCTTCGCGCCTACCGAGTTCATGCCGCGGACGAGTTCGGCTTGCTCGCGGGGCAGCGCGGACACGACCTCGTTGTAGAGCTCAGGGCTCTGCGACCCGATGACCTGCAACATGCCCCAGGCCACGGACTGCCGCCCATCTTCGCCAAGTCCCGACGCGATTGGCGCGGCCAAGGTCTGGACAATCTGCGCGCGCTCCGCATCGCCGACCTGATCGGCTTTGGTCGCGAGCATCTTGAGTCGTGTCGTCGCGTTCGGCGACAGCCCGGCCTCGCTGCCGCGGCGAGCCGCGGCGTCCTCCATCGCCTTGTTCTGGAACCCGAAGTCGTCGTATCCCGCGGCTCCGCCGGTGATGATCCGAGCGCCGGCACGGGCCAGCCAGCTGCCGTTCTCCGCCGCCCCCTCCTCGGCCGCGGTCTTCTCGCCCATGTCGAGCCGCGTCCCGGCCTCTTGGCGAGAGACCGGCTTCCAGTCCGTCTTGATGCCCTTGCCGCCGAGCTCGGAGTTCATGTCGTCGGCGACGATGCCCTTGAGCTTCTTCAGCGACTCCAGAGCTCGGCCCTGCGATGCGGCACGGTCGAACAGCGAATCTGGGTTGAACTCGAGGATGTGCTTCATCGTCTGCTCGAACGCCCGCACCGACACCTTCTCGCCGATCGTCTTCTGGTACACGTTCGCGATGTTGCCCATCTGCGTCGCGATGCCGGCCCACTTCTCGCGGTCGAACGTGCTCGGGTCCTGCTCGAGCTGCGCCACGACATCGCCGATCTGATCCGTCACGTTCTGCGCGACCTCGATCTTCTCGCGCACCTTCTCCGCGACCTTCGGGTCACGAATCACGACGCTGTCATTGAGCACGGCACTGTCGCGGAGATCGCTGGCCTGCTTGCGCTGGCGCGCCGCGAGCTCTGGGTCCTGCGTCTTGCGCGCCTCGGCCTCGAGCCTGTCCGCGTCGGCGTACTTTTTCTGGCCCGCTGGGTTGAGTAGCGGGTTGCGCGTGCGCGGGTCGTAGAGCGAGCCCTCCGCGACCTGCTTGGCCCGCTCTGCCGTGATCTTGTCCTGGCGCTCCAGGGCCTTCTCCGCGATCGCGGCGAGTCGATCCCGCTCCTGCACGCCGAGCTTCTTCTCCTCCATGGCCTGCGTGGCCTGGAAGTGACGCTCCGACTGCGCCAGTCCGGCGCGCTGCAGCGACTGCGCGTTCTCGGTGTTGATCTGGTCCTGGGCACGCTGCGCGGCCTGGCCCCGTAGCTCGGCGCGCTTCTCTCCGAGCGCGGCGTTGAGCTTCTGTGCCGCGGCGAGCGCCGATGGTGCGCGCATCTGCGCGGCCATGGTCTGCGTCATCTGCTGCGCTTGCTGGAGCGCCGCGTCCCGGCGCGCGTCGATCTCGGTCAGCCGGTCCATGCCCAGCTGGCGCTGTTCCGTGATGCCCTGGTTCATCTGCGTCAGCGACGCGCGCTTCAGATCCAGATCCTTCATCTGCGCGTCGACCTTGCGATCTATCATCTGCATCAGCGTGCTCATTGCCGGGTCGTCCCACTTGTCCCCGGGCCGCGTCTTCATCGCCGTGCCGACCATGCTGAGAGCCAGTCCAATCGCGGACAAGATCGGATGGTCTACGCTGCGATCGATCCGCGTCTTCGCGATCTGGTCCGCGAGCTGATCGCGCTTCTGCATCCGCGCTTCGAGCTCGGCAAGGTTCCGCTGTGCTTGTTGTGCGCGCTCGGCGAGGATCGCCTGCGTCTTCGCGTCGCGCTCGGCGAGGATTTTGCCCTCTCGCGTCGCCGCGTCGGCGTCGACACGTGCCGCGTCGTTGTTGGCCCGTGCCTCTTGGTCGAGCGCGCTGTTCTGCTGCGCCAGCGTTCCGGCGGGCCCGGACTTGACCAGCTCGGCGTTTGTCATCGCGCGCTCGGGCGGGTTCGGGCGCGTCGGCTGCGTGCCCTGATCCGCTCCGGGCCGAGTCACAGGCCCCTGGTCCGGCGCTACGCCTGGACTCGCCGCGGCCGGCCGTGGCGCCTCACGGCTCGGAGCTGGCGCGGGTGTAGCGGGCGGCACGAACGCCGGGACCTGTGCCGGCGGTGGTGTTGGCGCGGCTGGGGCCGGAGCGGCCTGCAGAGCAGGGGTGGGTGGTGCCTCCGGTGGCTGTGCCACGGGCTGCAGGTCCGGGAACGACGCGGCCACGCTACGAGGCAGCGTGACGACTCGGCCGTCCGGCGTGGTCACGTCGATGAGCGGATCGTCGTCGAACATCAGGGAACCTGACTCGGCGAGGTGATAGGCCCCGTGCCTCCACCACCACCACCGCCTCCGCCTCCGCCTCCAAGCCCGAGCAGCCCTCCGATCTGGCCGATCTGCCCCGCGCCCTGGAGCAGGTTGGCGAGGAAATTCGGCTTGTTGTTGTTGACGTTCTGCTGGCCAATCGATGCGTTGGCCTGTGCGATCTGGCCGTTGATCGTGGCCTGGTCCCAGCCCAGCATGGAGCCCAGGGCCTGGATGCGCTGGGCCTGGGTCTGCTGAGTCGCGTTCTGGTTCGCGATCTGCGCGGCCTGTGCGAGTTGGGCGTTCTGCGCCGCGACGCCCGCGTCCTGGCCGTACAGGTTGCCGTAAAGCTGCCCCAGCTGAGCGTTCGCGGCTTGCTGGTCCTGCATCCGCGACTGCGCGGCCTGTCCAGCCCCGGCCAGGCCGAGGTCCATGGTGTTCCGCGCCGCGTTGCGCGACGCCAGCGCCGCATTCGCGCCGTGCGCCATGCGCGCCGCCGCGGTCTGCGCCGCCGTGGCGCGACCGAGCTGAGCATTGACGGCCATCTCGCCCGCGCCCTGCTGCGTGCCCGCGGCGATGCCGCCGAGCCGGTTCGCGACGCCGAGAACACCTCCGCGCGACTGCGCCATCTGCGACGGGTCGAGTTGCGCGCCGTTGATGGTCGGCGCGCCCTGGTCCATCAGCTTCTGGTACTGCTGGACCGCGTACCCGTACTGCTGCGGAACGGGGTTGATCATCCCGGCCGCGTTGCTGCCACCTCCTCCGCTGCCGCCGCCGGTGAGTGCGCCGCCGAGCGCCGCATTGCCCACGCCGCCGCCCAGACCGCCGATCGCAGCGCCCCACGGTCCGCCGACGCTGAACCCGGTCGCTGCGCCGGTCAGCGCGCCCTTGGCGAAATTCTCGATGTCGCCCGTATCGACCCAGTCAGCGGGGTTGTACCAGCTCATGCGGATCTCCCTGCCGTCATGGGACGGCGCACGTTGCCGAGCGCCTGGCCGGTGATGACCAGCTCGGTGAGCTCGAACGATGGGCCGGTCTGGCCCGCGGCCTCGAAGTCCTCGAAGCGGAATTGAATCGACTGCCCTGTCTCGTACAAGTCGAGACGCCACGCGTACTCGCCAGGCGCGGTCCCGCCGTAGTCGCCGACGTCGTACTCACCATCGCTGTACGACGTGCCGCTGATCGGCTCGGTCCCGAACGTCGGGTCCGTGCTCGGCGCGCTGATCCACCCGGCCTGGGACGTCGCGCCGGTCGCGTCGTACCACACCTCGTCGGTCCAGCCCGGCGTGTAGTCGGTCCGGTACTGCACGCCGAGCTGGTGCGCGCTGAGCCACGCACCGAGCAAATGGAAGTTGAAAAAGCGCTGGAATCCCTGGAGCTGGTCCAGCATATGGACCCAGGCCGTTTCGAGTCGGAGCTGAATCCGCGTGCCCGCGTCGCTGTGCACGCCCGGTGTCTCGGCGAAGACGCGGCCGTCGGTGCGGAGGTAGTAGAACTGGCCCGCGACGACGATCGAGTCGTAGCCCTCGTGGTTCGTGAACGTCGACCACTGATTGAACAAGTAGTCGTAGAGCAGCGAGTTGCCCGAGTCGGTCAGGAACAGGATCTGCGTGCGGTCGGGCAGCGGCGTTGCGCGGCGCACGGTCTGCGCGTTGAACGCCTCGACCGGAGCGCCGATGTAGCTCGTCGACGCGTCGCCGCCGAGCAGGTAGATGCCTTGCGAGGACTTGTACATGTACCCGCTCGGCACGGCCACGATGCTCTGCGGGTCCGTGCAGCCGATCGACCCGGGCACGAGCCGCGGCGCGGAGAACCCGCGCACCTCGACGCTGCCTGTCTCGTCAGGTCCATCGCCGCTGAACGTCCAGATCTGGCGCTCGGTCCAGACGATGATCCGGTCGTCGATCGTGGCCAGCGCGGTGACGTTGCCTCCCTGCAGGTCCACGCGCTGGAACAGGTCGGGCGGCCACTGCACGCCGTAGCCGTCGCTGAATGGCTGGCTGTAGCGGACGATCGTCCCGTCGCTCGGGTCCGAGGCGAACAGCCGGTCCTTGCCGCGCGCGATCGCCGCGCCGATCGGCGCGGGGTCGTTGCTCAAGATCCCGCCGTCCGTGTATAGCTCGTCGAACGTGGCGAGCGTCGTGTCGCTCATCCGGTCCAGGAACGTCACCGTGTCGACGGTCGTGTCGTTCGCGACGTAGCCGTTGGCCGTGCCGGCCGTGGTCGCGTCGAACGACGTGACGCGGAACATCTCCGACGCGTCGCCGTCGAGCCCGGCCCGGGACCGCGCGACCATGACGCGGACCCCGGTCTTGCGGGTCAGGCGCAGCGTGGGCAGGGTCAACGTGACCTGCGTGTCCGACCCGCCCATCGTGACCAGCGTGCCCGGAGACGTCGGTCCGCGATGGATCTCGCCCTGCGCGTCGGTCCACTCGTACCAGACCCGGTACCCGTACGTCGTGCCGCTCGTCATCGAGCCGCCCGTTGCCGTGACGGTGCTGATGACCTCGGGGCCGACGTGGAATCCGAGCTCGGTCCAGACGCGCCCGTCGTAGTGCATGGGGCACGCCCCGGCCAGGTACAGGCCCCGGCCGAACTCCGCGCTCTGGTGCGAGAGCTCGGAGTTGAAGTCCATGGTGATGCGCCGGATCGCGGTCTCGATGAACTTGTCGTCGTTCTCGGACACGAGCCGCTGCCGCATCGACACGGCGACGTTGACGACCGAGCCGCTGACCTGAGCTGACGACACGTGCTGCCGCGTCGGCGCTCCGGCCGCGCTCGCGGGTAGGTGGCGGCCCGCCGGGACCCATTCGTTCGCGACGGTGTTGCTGATGCGAAACGTGACGTAGGTGTTGAAGAACGTCGTGTCGTGGGCCATGACCACGAACGCTTCGCCGATGACCGAGAACGCGCGCGAGACCAGCGCTACGGATCGCAGCGTGGACACGCTGCCAATCGTGCCGGCCTCGACCGCGCTGAACGCGCGGACGAAGTGCTTGCTCGGCGCCGCGTCGGTCTCTTCCCACGCCGTCCATAGCGTCGCGCCGACGAACTCGGCCGCGACGCGGATGATGCTGGTCGTGGCCGCTCCGGTCGCTGTGCCGACGACCGCGATGGGCGTTCCCGCGCCGGCACCGCCGCTGAAGAACTTGCTCACCGACGCGGTGTCGCTCTGGACGTACGACACGGCCAGGCGATCGCCCGAGCCGCCATCGACGAAGCGGTGCGACACCGCGATCGGCGAAGTGGCCAGGAACGACACGGCCAGGAACAGCACGGACGGGTGCCCGATGAGCGGCGATCCGACGACGCCGCTCTGGTCCACGTACCCGAGTCCGATCTGGCCGGCCGTGTTCGTGGCCCAGGTAATCGCGGCCGGAGTCCCGGTGCGTAGGGTCGGGCACGCGTCGTAGACCGGCGAGGTCGTGCTGAGCGAATCGAGGAGCAGGACCGGCGCGACCGCGTTGCCCGGCGCGAGCGGGGACACGACGATGACCATGATCTTCCCCTGCGCCGGGATCGCGTAGTACACGTGCAGGTTCGCGCCTGCCGCGACGCAGCGAGGGGAGCGCCCTGCCGCATCGGCCTGAGTCGGGGCGCGGTACACGCGCCCGCTCGTCGCGTCGACACAGGTCCACCACACCCCGCCGGCCGAGTCCTCCCATGCCGCGACGGCGACGCCGCTGAGCGTGGCCTGGTCCGGCATGGTCTGGTCCGTGCCCGTCGTGACGACGGGGCGGTCCGTGCCCACGGCGCTGTAGACCGGTCCCGCGTCGCTCCACTGCGCCGCGCCGGTCTGGCGCGAGTAGCACCGGGTCGGCGTGAACTCGAGCAGCTCGTCGCCGCGCCGGGCCATGCGGATCGCGCCCTGGACCGTGGACACGGAGCCGTCGATGGCCTGTCCCGAGTCCGCGTACCCGTTGCGCTTGATGATGCTGATTCCCTTGGTGAATACGCCGTTCTCGAGGGTCAGCAGCTTCGCGACCGGGACCGCCTTCTCATCGAGCTTGGTCTCGACGCCTTGGCCGAACCGGAAGTGGATCTCGTGCTCAGCTGGCGGCACGATGCCCCCCATGAAGCAACTTCTCTTCGTGGCGATGCTGCTCGGATGCGGCGAGCGCGTGGTCTACGTGACCGCGCCTGCACCGGCGCCGCCGGTCGCTGCGCGACCTGTCCCTGAGTCCAGGCCCGCAGATCCGCCACCCAGAAGCGGCGTGCAGGGCACGGCGGAAACGGATTCGTGGTGGTGCACCACGACGCGGGTCATCGACCAGGACATGGAGACCACGCTCGACGCGTGCTATCGCGGCAGCGCCGCGTGCGATCGCTACAGGGCCACATCCAATGCAGCAGACCCGGCGTTGCGATACGGGCCGTGCGTCGACTACCCGGCCGTGGCCTGCTTCCGGTTCGCGAATGCGAACGGCACCGCACCGTGGTGCTGGACCAATATGCGTCGTTGCCGAGCCGCGCTGAGGCGCATCGCGATGGCTACTGGCACCAGTATTGTCAGCGACTGCACCGTCATGGAGTAGCGAGCTCATGTCGACACCGTGGCGGAGTAACCGAGCGCGTGATCGCCAAGTCCACCAATCACCCCTCCGCCATTGAACACGATGTAGTATTGACGTCCCGCTACCATTACCTCGGATAGCCCGGACTGCCCCAAGGAGATCAGACCTGGGTTATTCGCACTGTTCGATTGCGTAGATCCGATCTGTACAGGCGTTGCCAAGTCGGTGCACCGGAACAGCTTTGCCGAGATCGTCCCCGACGCACTTCCCTTGTTCATTCGGATCGTCCACGCCGTGAGCGTCCCGATTGGAAGCACGAGCGGAGCGGTTTGCTCCGATGTGCTACCGGCTAGCGTTATATCGGGCCCACTCGTCGAATTCCCGCCGGCCTTGATCGCCGAAGTCGTGGTCACTACCAGGTCGACCGTGTGCTGATACACCTGCGAGTTCAGCGTGAACGACATCGCGCCCGTGTTGTCGATCTTGACGAACGACGACGCGCTCGGCAGCGCGGCTGGCCACGTCGCGGTGTAGCTCGCGCCGATACCGCCCGGTGCGGCGAGCCCGACGAAGTTGGCGCCGGTCGTGCCGAACGGGAACAGTCGCGCGTCACCGCTCGCGAGCCGGGCCCACCCGTTGCTGTCGCTCGTCCCTTCCTTGAACGTGTAGCGCTTGCCCGCGTCGTCGTAGTTGAGCTGGGCGCCGACGCTGGAGTAGTCGCCGCCGATCGCGCCGGCCAGGGAGATGTTGAGGCTGTTCCCTGACGTGACGCGGACGTTGTTGCCCGAGTTGTTGCGCCAGTACAGCTCGTTCGCGGCGAGCCCTGACGTCCCGTCGCTGACGAACAGGCTCTTGTTGTTCGAGCCGCTCATCCCTGCCGCGGCGACGCTGCTGAACTGCACGCGGTGGAGCTGCGTCGGCGCGTAGATCGAGCTGAACGGCAGGTCGGCGTTGATGTTGAGCCCCGCCGTGGGCACGCGCGCGCCCTTGCCGGTCGTGTGGTCGTGCGCGTCCTCGAGCACGTAGTTCGCGTCGATCGCGTCGCCCCACGCTCCGCTACCTGGCGCGCCGCGCGTGGGCAGGACGAGCCCCATGTTCGGAAGCGTCGTCATGAATATTCCTCGATGATGATGATGCCGGCCGATCCGGCCGCACCTGACTTGCCAACGGTGGTGGCCGCGGCCCCGCCGCCGCCGCCGCCGAGTCCGAACCCAACCGCGCCGTTGTTGCCGCCGTCGACCGTGCCGCCGCCGGACCCGAGCGGGTTGCCGCCGCCCGCGCCACCCCAGAAGTAGCCATCCGACGCGGCGTAGACGCCATGATCGCCGTCCTCGCCGACCAGGATGGTAGTTGCCGTGGACGGCGTTCCGCCCTGCGCATGCCCCACGGCAGGTGCGTGCGACGACCCGGTGTTGGTCTGGCCCGTGCCGCCCGTGCCGCCCTTAGCCGTGTACGTGGTCCCGTTGAGCACGAGCGTCGTGTTGCCGCCCGTGCCGCCCGTGCCGCCCGCGGACGAGCCCGCGGAGCCGCCCGAGCCGACCGAATACGCCCCGCCCGTGACCGTTCCGCCGACCACGGTGAACTCGTAGTACGTGCCCGATCCGCCGCCGGAGCCGCACGCGACGCCAGCCCCGCCCGAGCCACCTCCGCCACCGCCGCCACCACCGACGAGTCGAGCGCGTGCCGCGGTAGTGCCCGGCGTCGGCGTGTACGTGCCCGATCCGGTCAGGACTTGGCGCGCGACGAAGCGCCCGGTCAACGCGTCGACCGTGGCGGTCAGCGAATCGATGCGCGCGCCGAGCGCGGTGTCCGCGGTATCGAGCCGCTTCGTCTCGGACCGGCCCCGGTCCTGCAGATCCTGGATCGACTGCTCGGCCGGGATCATCACGCGATCCGTCGCGGCGTCGCCCGTGCTGGCAAGCGACACCACGGCCACGCTTTTCCGAGCAGATACGCGGCGACCCGGCATCAGTACCCGGGCCTCCACGCATCCACGTCCTCGCCGCCGAGCTCGCCCGTGAACCCCTCGCGCAGGTTCAGGTACTCGGGCCCGGACGAGTCGCGGCTCGACGCGGCCTTGACGATGCGCGCCGCGGTGCGATCCAGCTGCTTCTGCCACTCCGCGGGGTCACGGCCCTGCGTGTTGTAGAGCCGGATCAGCGCGCCGTAGATCGTGTACTCGTCCCAGGAGTTGTAGAACTCGCGCGGCGTCGTATCGAGCGTCGGCGCGACGGGCGTATGCGTGACCCGCAGCGTGTAGACCTGATCCGGGGTCGGGTACAGGTCAATGCCCCGCGCCGTGAGCCGGTGCGATGCGGGTCTGCCCTCGGTCGAGCCGTAGCGGTTCCGGTCCTTGACCCCGATGCGCGGCAGCGGCTCGTAGTCGTTGCCGTCGAGCCGGTCCACGGCGCGCACGATCCAGCACGGCGGCGGCCCGGCGGGCAACGCGGCGAATGCTTGGTGCGCGACCGTGGACACGTTGGCCTGCGTGTCAAAGAACCCCTCATTGATCTCGACGATGAGCTCGTAGCCCTCCGCGAACGCGGCCTGGGCTTCCTTGGTCAGGTACGAGTCCGGGAACCGGACCGTGTTCCGCGCGTCGCCGCGCAGCCTGATCGTGGACAGGATATCGCCGAGGGTCGCGGTCATGGCGTCACGACAGGACCGCGGTGACCCCGCCGAGCTGCTCCCACACCTGGCCGTCCCACATCATGCTGGCCCACACCGTCGTCGCGTTGAACGTGCCCAGCGTGGTCGCGGCACCGCCGAGCGAGGTCCGGCCCGTCACGGCGATGGTTCCGCTCGGCGTGCTCGCCGCGGTCCCGCACCCGACCTGGCACACCTCGCCGACCGCGGAGCCGACCGGGATGCCCTGCGTACCCGTGCTCGAGACCGTGCCGGTCACGCTCAGCGTGTACGTCGCGGCGAGGCTGAGGCCGGTCAGGACCGTGGTCCCGACCACCGCGGCTTGCGTGCCCGCGCGCTGGACGCGCATGCAGCGCCAGCGCAGCGCCGACGTGGCCTGGAGTTCGATGGCCTGGCCGACCGCGGTAAACGTGAACGTCGTGGCGCAGACGAAGCCGGTCACGTTATCCGGCGACGTGAGCGTGACCGTGCCGAGCGGGGTCGATGCGGCGCTCACGCACTCGATGCGCTTGCGCTGACCCGCGTAGGTCGGCGCGGCGAGCGTGAACGCGAGCGTCCCGCTGATGGTCAGCGAGGTCAGGTACGTGTTCAGCGACAGCGCGCCGGCCGCGCTGACCGCCTCGACCAGGCTCGACGTGTCGCACGCGAGCTGGTTGATCGTGGTCTGGTCGAAGTTGCCGACCGTGTTGAGTCGTGTCTGGTCCATGGCGTGCCTCAGTTCTTGCTCGATGCACGAACGGTCCAGTTCACGTAGACCGTGGTGGTTGATGGGATATCGATGAGGGTTGTCGAGTTCTGGCTGAACACGAACGTGGCCGTACCGGCCGTGACGTCGATGGCCGTGACCGCGCCATCGACGCCGGCAATGTTCGTCGCCGTTGCGTCGACGAACGTGAAATCCGGCGCCATGATGAGCTGCGACCAGACCTTGCGAAACGTGACCGTGTACGTGCCGAGGCCGGAGCGCACCGCGGTCACGATCTCGCCGCCGCCGTTGAGGGCAGAGTCGGCGTTGACCATGTCGGCCGCGGCGCCTCCGCCGGTCAGCTTCGCGAACAGCGTCACCGCGTAGGTCCGCGGCGTGCTCAGTGGGTGTCGTTGTCCATTCGGAGCGGGCATGGCGTCCTCACGAAGCGGGCTGGAGCTGCGCCACGCCGTTGAAGCCCGGCGCGCTGCAGCCGAGGTTCTGGTACGCGCCGGGCCGTGCCTCGACGCTGTCTTCGTTCTCGCTCGGGCGCAGGCGCATTCCCGTCGCCATCTCGCCGGTCCAGTTGATCCATTCGCCGGTGTGCCAGAGCGTCCAGGTGTTGCCCTGGAGCGCGTAGAGCCGGTTCGAGGGGCAGTTCCGGTCCGGGTAGATCATCACGGAGCGTCCGCCGCACAGCGCGCGGTAGCCGTTGAACCCGACGATCAGGTTGCCCGAGTCGCCGCGGACCTCGCCGGTCACGTCGCTGAGGATCCGCACCTTGCTGTTCGACACGAGCTCGAGGTCGGCCAGCGACTCCGGGTTCGCGAAGATGTGCGAGGTCTTGCCGCCGTACTTCGTGATCTTCGAGGTGAGCTTGATGATCACCGCGTCGAGGTCGCCGATGCTGCGACCGTCGAGGAACACGCCACCGAGCCGGACCGGGCTGACCGAGCGCGTGATGTTGTTGAACGCCGCGGCGAGCAGCGTGGCGCGCGTGGACGCGTCACCGGGCAGCCAGTCCGCGAGGCCGGAGATGCACGCGTTGTAGTCGCCGCGCTGGAACACGAACGACGACGTGGTGACGCCGCTGATCTTGACGCCGAGGTTGTCCGCGACCGTGACGGTCCCCGATTCCTCGTCGACCGCGGTCACCGTGGTCGTGTCGCCGCCGTCGAGCAGCGAGCCCGAGCCATCCGTGGTGCTGAACTGCAGCACCTGGCCGATCGTGAAGTTGAAGCAGGCCGCGTTGTCCGTGAACGTCAGCGTGGTCGTGTTCGTGCTCGCGATGCTGAGCTGGCCCAGCGAGCCGCCCTGGGTCCGGTACAAGCGCCGGCCGATCTTCTCGCCCAGCGACTGGAGTCCGCGATCAAACTCGCCCAGGGCCTTGATGAACGCGTCGGACTTCTTCTCCGTCGCGTACAAGAGCTCGTTGTTGACCTGGATGCGCTGGTACTGCTTCATCCGGGTCAAGAGGAAGTCCTGGTACTGGCTGACCGTGTTGTCGGTCATGGCGAATCCGTAGTCGGCGCTCGCGCCGCTCGGGTTCGCGAACTCCACGGGCTGGACGTATCGACGCCCGCCAGCCGTGGTGCCTCGCTTCTTCTGCACGAAGGCAAGCCACGGGTTGTCGCCGAACGACTGTTCGAGGATCTTCTCGTCGGTGTAGACGTCCTTCAGAAAGGCGTCTTGATTTGCAAGGGTATGCGCTGTCACTGGTAGTGCTCCTTCGATGGAGCACCGCGGTCACTCGGTCGTCACGCGTCCCCGAAGTGAAGTCCGGCGAGATAGCGCCGACGCTCGTCTTCGTTTCGCCACTTCGGGGCAGGCTTGTCGTCCTTGGTCGGTTGTCCCGGCGCAGCGGGGGTGCTGGCCGGGGCAACGCTCGCGCTCGCGTTCGTGATGGTTCGGACCCCGGCTTGGTTCGGGTCCGCGGCTGGTACCGTCGTCGAAGCGCTCGCAGCGGCTTGACCTACAGGTGCGGTGCTGGGTGCTGGCTTGAACTTCTTCTCGAACACGGGTTCGAGTCGCGCCGAGAACGACTTCTCGAGCGCTTCGTATCGGGGCTTGTACCGGGCCTCGAGCTCCTTCGCGTAGTGGTCGACGAGAACCTCGTCGGGGTCGTCGTGCTTGTGCTGCCCCGCGCCGATTCCGCGCGAGATCGCGTTGAACAGGGCCTGTTCCGGCGGCACGTTGTCGAACAACGCGGCATGCTCCATGAGCAGCGGGTACTTGCCCGCGTACTTCGTCGTGAGCTCCTCGCCCAGCGCCTTGACCACGGCCTGGACGCGACGCTTGCCCTCTTCGGACCGGCCCCGGTCCTCGTCGCGCTTCCGCGCCGCTTCGCGCTCGCGCTTGTCGCGATCGATCAGCGCGCGGTTGCGCCGCTCACCGATCAGGGCGCGTGCCCCGTCGTCGAGCGAGACCTTGAGCTCCGTCGCGGTCCACTCCTTGTACAGGCCGGACATGATTTCGTCGACCTCGGGCGCATCGGCCTTCACCCCGGCGTTGAGCGCGACGAGCCTGCGGATCGCGGTCATCGGAGCCGCGGTCATGTCGCGCTCGATCGCGTCGAGCTCCTTGCCCCGGTCGTCGAGGTCCGACGCGCTCGCGGCTTCGCGCCGCTCCAGCTCCGCGACGAGCTTCTTGTTGTGTTCGACGATGCGCTCGTACCGCGCGGTCAGGTCAGCGTCCGCCGCCTTGGTCGCCTCGGCTTCCTTCGTCGGCTCCGGCTTCGCGTCACCACTGGCCGGCGCCGGGGCCTTAGTCTCGTCCGTCTTCGAGTCCTTGGCCTCCGGCGCCGGCTTCCCATCTCGCGCATGGCCTGGCTCTGCCTTGGCCTCGGCGGCAGGAGTTCCGCCTTCGCGCACCGTCACCGTTGTCGCAGCGCTCGCGTCGCCGCGCACGTCACCGTGCTTGTCCAGGTTGGCGAGCATGGTGCGCGCGGACTCGGACAGGGCGCGATCCGCTGCTCCGCCCCGGCTGTGCTTGTGCTCGTGCACCGAGCCACCGCTCCGCTCCGTCGTGGTCGTGTGGACCGAGCCGATCGCGCCGTTCACTGACTCGTGGGTCCGCGCCGCGCGCCGCGCATCGGCGACGCGCGAGTTGTCCGCTGGCGTGTTCTTGTTCTCGACATGCGGGGTCTCGGTGACGGTGATCGTGGGCATGTTCATGGGTTACGCAGCCATGGGCGCGGGCACCGCGCCGATCGTCGGAGGTGGGGGGACGGGGCCGGCCGGCATCAACGGCACGCCGCCGGGCATCGGCGGCATCGGGCCCTGTGGCATCGGAACAGGGCCGGGCGGCACGCCCATCGCGGCCGGATTCGGCACCGGCGCGGGCGGGTTCTTCTTCTTGAGCTCGTAGACGACGAGGTCGATGTAGTCGCGGAACCGCGTCTCGATCTCGGGCGGTGCTTTCTCGGACTGGACCCAGTTGTAGTAGGCCGTGGAGACTTTGAGCTCGAGGTCGAGATCGTTGTACTGCTCCGGCACGGGCGCGTCCTCGTGCTCGTCCGCGAGCAGGTCCATCTTGCGCAGGCAGTTCTTGAACGGGGCGAGGATGATGCGGTTCGCCTCGACGAGATCGGGCTCGTCGAACAGCGCGGGCACGAACCACTGCGGGATCACGCCGGCCTTGGCGAGCTGCTCCGTGATCTCGATCTTGCCCGCGCGCGTGTCGGGCAAGAACCCGACCGGCTCGATGCGGAGTCGATAGTCCGCGTCCTTGAGCTGGATCTTGTTGAAATCCAGCTGCTCGATCGCGTCCTTGCCGCGCCACGACACGGCGATCCAGCTGCGCCGCGCGCCCTTGCTCTGCTGGCGCCGCCACGCGACGCGCGCCGCCGCGTCGATGTAGCACTGCGCGGCCTGGAGCCGATACCTGGCGTAGTTCGCCTGGGGCTGGCGGAACCGATCCGAGTCGATGTCGTACTGCGTGTTCAGCGCGACGCCGCTCGCACCGGCTCCGAGCGCGCTCCGGCTCTCCGCATTGGCCTGCGAGACGCCGCTGAACTTGAACGCGTAGTCGATGAACTTGTCCAGCGCTGCCATCTGCGCCGCGTTGAACGGCTGCGGCGCTTCCCACTTCGGCGGCTCGCCGCCCTTGATCTTCAGCTTGAACGGCTGGAACCCAGTCAGGTTCTCGACCGGGATGTCGTTCGCTTCGTTGACGATGAAGAACCCGCGGCCCGTCGCGGCGAGGTTCATCTGGATGTCGCGCACGATCGCGTTGATCCGGTGCTGCAGGTCCGCGAGCTGGTCCACGAACCCGTCCGCGTAGATGCCGCGGTGCGGGCGCATGAGCTGGTACATGGCCCAGGGGAAGCGCGGCTCGCGCCACGCCTCGCTCACGAGCGTGGCCAGGTCCGTGTCCCCGTCGATGCAGAGCACGTGGCGACCATCCGCGCTCGGCGCACCGTCGTCGTCCTTGCTCGTCGGCGGGTGCCACGCCTCCCACGTGTCGACGTAGTCACCGAGGTCGCCGTAGTGCGGCCCGTCGCCGTCGATGTCGGAGTCGTCGGCACGACGCGCCGACGCGGGCGCGCGCTCGATCGCGTCCTTGTTCTTGGGGAACAGCTCGCAGAGCTGCGCCTTCGCGACACGACGCAAGCGGATCGCTTGTTGCGGCATGCCGTACTTGCACTCGCGCCGGTCGAACAGGAGGTCGTTGATCGGGATGCGCTCCGCGAACAGCGCATCGCCGTTGTCGTCGATGCGCGTGAACGCGTTCCCGAGCTGGGTCGCGTCGTCAACGGCGAACCGGCTCAGGTCGTCGAACTCGGTCTCGAGCATCTGCCCGACGATGAATTCGCGGAAGCGCTGGCCCTTGCGCTTCACGGTCCAGTCCCGGCCCGTCGTGACCACGCCGGGCATGGGCCTGTCCTTGCTGATCCGCGACGAGAACGTGTCGCAGATCGCCTTGATCGCGTTGAGCCGCGCCATGCCGAGCCCGCCGCGCTCGAGGTGCTGCAGCGCTACCCGGTGCTGCTGCAGCGCCGTGCCGCGGTAGATGCGCTCGCGGGTCAGGTTCTTGCGGTGGAAGTTGCTCTCGCGCTGGAGCAGCGCTTGCCCGTACGGAACCAGGCGCTTGTGTATCGGCGCGCCGGGCGCGAGACGCCACCAGTGCTCGTCGAGCCTGATCCCGGGCGTGTCGTCGTACTGCGTTGCCATGGTGCGCGTCATGCGCGGCCCACGGCTTATCGGGCAGCTCGGTCAGCTCGCTGAGCCAGGCCCAGGTAGTGACCTGGACTTAGTGTGAGCACGACACGAACTAGGAGTCAAGTCACTCCTCGTAGCCGTGCTCCTCCCATATCGTTTTCTCCGGCTCCACCTTGCCGCCCTTGCCCTCGCTCTGCCGCAGATCCTGGATCTGCAGCGTGAGCTTGCCGATGCGGACCATGGGCCCGATGCGGAACCCGCGCTTGCGCCCGTACTCGAGGAGTTGGATCAGGTCGGCGAGGTCGCTGCGCGGCTCCGGCTCGGGCAGCGCGTTGCCGTCCTCGTCGTGCGCGAGCGGTCCGCTCAGTGGCTGTCGGTCCGTCACGTCCGCGCTCATTGGTCGCCCCAGGTATAGAGCCCTTGCTGGTTGTAGTAGTCGGCATCCTCGTCGAGGTCCATCATGTTTTCCTGTAGCCTGGACTCGCGACGGTCCATCTCGTCGGCCTTGCGTTCGAGCGTCTCGGCCTCGGCCTCGTAGGCTTCGCGTGTTCCTGGCTCTGGACGCGAGATGGCCCCGGTCGCGAGGTAGTGGGTCATGTGACGGAACGCGTAAAGTCCGCCATCCGAGCAATGATTTCCGTGGACCTTGCCGTCGCTGCTCCTACGGTCGGCGTGGTCCTTGAGCGGCTTGCCCGGCTTCGTGGGCAGGTACACGAGATGGCGATGCTCGAGCAGGAGCGGGCCGTTCTCGCGGTACCGGACGCGCCCCTTGCGGATGTCGCCGGCCATCATCGCTTGCCACGTCGCCTTCGACGACTTCTCAGCTTCGCTGATAGGCAGCATGGTGCGCTCGCGCCATCCGGCGAGGTTTGCCGCGGCCTGGCCGGCAGGGTCGCCGACGAGCACGATGACGTTGTCGAGCTGGTCCCAGAGCGACTTGATGTAGTCGCGCTGGTCGTCCGGGACGACCTTGTGTTGCTTCCAGGAGCAGAGCTCGTAGATCTCGGGCAGTTCGGACGTCATCGCCCAAACGACGATCGCGAACGGGTCCTGGGCGAACCCGAAGTCGACGCCGATCGCGTATAGCCAGGTGAACGGCCTGTGGCGCGGGGGCGGATGCGGCAGGTCGCGTAACGACTCGAGCACGTTGATCCACGGCGCGTGCTCGCGATTGATCGGGTTCGGCATCGTGCGCATCGGCGCGTAGCAGAGCCTGATGTGGCTTGGCGCGGCGTGCACCGGGTAGACGTACCGCGCGTCGCTCTTGACCCATTTGCCCATCCACTCGCGAAGGAACTCCGGCTCGGTTCCGTCCCATCCGTTCTCGGTCAGCGCCTCACCCGCGGTGCGCGCCCAGCGTTCCTCGGGGGTGTCACCAAACCATGGGTTGTCGGTGACGGACCAGCGGAACACTTCCCATCGCGGAAGCGGCGTGTCGCCGCTTTCTGGCTCGCAAGTCACGTCGTAGAAATAGCCGGCCGCGTCCTCGCTCGGCGTCCCGGTCAGCTTGAGTCGTCCCGTGCCGTGCGTCGTTGCCTTGTCCTTGAGGCACGCCGACGCGACCTGGAGTACGAACGCCCTGAGATGCCTGAACTTCTGCGCTTCGTCGACCCAGATCTCATCCTTGGCCTGGCCGCGCAGCTTGTTGATGCTGCTCTCGTCGTCGGCTCCAAGGAGTGCGATCTGCGAACCGTTGGAGAAGTTGATCTCCGCGGTCGTCTCGTTTGGCTTGGCGATGACCGTCGCGAACTGGTACTGCCCGCCGCCGATGCTCTCTCCGTGGCGCGCGATCAGGTCGCAGAACCCCTGTCCCATGTCGTTGCGCCAGACGATCTTCCGCGCCTCGGGTAGGGTCTCGTTGACGTATGTGGCGCGCCACCCCGGCGTGGTGATCGCGAGCGCGAGCCACTCGTGGACCCCGCCGTCGCTCTTTCCCGCGCGGCGCGTGCACAGCGCCGCGTCCCGCCTACACTCCGACCGCGACTGCCAGAACGCCCGCTGCTTGGGGTGATTATCGAACCGGCTGCGCAGTTCATCGGCGAGCGTGGTCAGACGCAGAGCTCGCTGCTCGGCCTCGGCTCGTTCGCGCCGCGCCGCGATCACGCGCTCGAGCCGGGCCAGGTCGGTCATGCGCGCGTCGGGTCGACCTTCGCGGCGAGGTCGCGTAGCGCAGCATGGATCACGACGCGAGCCTTCATGCACGCCGCGTTCGTCGCGGCGATGAGCTGGGACTCGCCAGCATGTGCGCTCGTGGCCGGGACTGGTTGCCACGACAGCATCGCGAACCTTTGATGGCTGATGCAGATCAGGTAGTTGTCGGAGCTGTCGTCAGGGACCACGAACACCGGGATCGGTTCGTCGGAGGTCTCACGGGCGCCGAGTTGGATCAGCATCAGCTCAGTGCCGATGAGCGCCTCTTGCGCCGCGCTCGTGATCGTATCGAAGTGTTTCTCGAAGCTCGTGCTCATGTCGTCCTCCTTGGTCAGCGTCGTCTTTCCCGTGCGCGGTCCGCCGGTAATGCAGACGCGGGTCATGCGGGCTCCAGGTCGATGAGGTGTTCCCACACGCCGATGCGCCGGCCACGTTCACCGTACGGGCCGCCCTCGGCGTACCGCAAGCGCGCGCCACCGCCAGAGACCTCGAGCACAGTGGCAGTGACCCGGTTGTGCTTCTGGCGTACCTGGTCACCCACGGCGATTCTGGTCACGTCACTCTCGGCGGCTTGAGGTTCGTCAGCACGGTATCGAGGTCAACCTGGTTATATGCACTCATCGTGACCTCGATATCGATCACGTCAGCGATCTCGGGGTGCGCGCGCAGCGTCTCCGGGTTGACCACGACGTGGCCTGGCTTCGATCCCGACTGCGTGACCTTGCGGGCCATCTGCAGCATCGGGTGACCGACAAGGGACAGGTCAGGAGCGATCTCGTCGCTGAGCTTGCTGTGGTCGGTGCAGCACATCGCCTTGCGCTCGTAGTACTCGGCGCGCCACGCCGCGATGTCGGCGCGATCGGCCGCGACCTGGTGAAGGTTGCCGCACCAGTAGCAGCAGTCGTGCGCCAGGTGGCGCCATGCCACCATCTCGTGGCTGCCCGCACCGGCGTTCCGGCAATCGGCTCCGGTGTTGTCGCGATGCGGCCATACAGCGACGGTCGGGCACGTCTCGCGCGCCCACCGCGCCAGCTCGCGCTCGTCGACCGCCCACTGCTTGACCGGCTCGCCAGGCGATGGATACAGGTCCCGAATCACGGCGTCGTGCGAGCGCAGGTCGACCATGACGCTCACTTCGCCGCCTTGCACTCACAAAGATCCCGGTGCGCGGATAGCTTCTCGTCGATGGCATCGCTTTCAGCCCGCAGCAGCGCTTCGTATGCGCGCTTGGCAGATTCGAGCGCTTCGAAGGCGCCCTCCCTGGCGAGCTGAGCCTTCCTGCGCTTGTCGTCAGCCGCCTCGAAGCACTCGAGTCGCTGCTCGAACGTAGGCAGCTCCGCCTTGTCGTAGCTCACTTCGCCACCGCCTTGGATGGAGCTATGGGCTCGGGCTGAGCGTCGGTGATGCGGCGCAGCGGCTCGCTGGTCCAGTTCGCGAGCTTGTCGTAGTCCGCGGCGGTCACCGCGTCCCATCGCAGCGTGCATTGCGCGCGCGGGAACTCGTAGCCCCCGGCCCGGGGCCCGTCCGGCGCGATCAGCACGACGCTCGGCCCGCGCACGGCGATGACCCAGCCGACCACGTCGTCGTATGGCCTGGCGAGTTCGATCTCGCGCACGTAGCCAAGCGCCTTGGGCCGTTCCTGGGGCAGGTGGATGGAGATGAGCTTCATCGTGACCACTCCTGATACGGGACGTGCGAGACCACGGCGCCGGACCGGCGCAGCATGTCCGCGATCCACTCGTCGGGCCTCGGTCCACCTCTGCGGACCGGGCCCTGAAACGTGTACGTGACGTGTCGGCGCAGCGCTGCGGCGGTGAGCAGCGCGCGCATGCAGCCGCGTCGGCGGAACGGCTTCGCGACGTAGATCCAGTGCACCGCGTCCACGCTGGGCCAGTGCGCGAACGCGATCCAGCCCACGGCTCGACCCGGCACCACGGCCTCGACGCAGAGCCGCGTCGTGTCGGCGCGGACCAGCGCGTCGCGCAGCGGCTGCAGGTGCAGCGACTTGTAGTCGGGCCAGGTCTTGTTTCGCATGCGCGGCGAGTCCTTGTAGCCCTGCGACCAGCTGTGGATCGCGTAGGGCAGCTCGTCGTCACGCATCGCGCGCACGCGCGGCACGAACTCGGGCGGCGGCGCCGCGGCGTAGTCGTGTGGCTCGGGCGTGCGCACGTGGACGGTCACCGGATGCCCCTGATCGCAAGCGCGAGCCGACGCGCAAGACGGCGTCGCCAGTGGCTCGGACGCATGCCCGGACTAGGCCGCGTCGATCCATCCAACGAGGTGAGGTCGGCGTATGTCAATAGGTCGATCGCAGCATCGCGCTTGGTGTACTCGGGCCCGCCGAGTGCCGTGACCGCGCTCGCCGCCAAGTCCTCGGGCTTCGCCGGCTCCTTGTACCGCCGATGCATCCGAAGCACCGGATGGTCCGTAAGGGACAGGCATGGCATCGCCGGGTGATTCATCCGGTCCGCTCCCACCGCCAGCGGCGGATCCCAGTCACTGCGGAACCGGCGTCGCGATCGCCACGATGTTGTCGACGTGGACCAGCAGCTCCAGCCGCTCATCCTCCATCGGCGCGGTGGCTGTCGCGGTTCCGCTGCGGAACACGACGACCAGGCCGGAGAAGATGCCGGGCAAGAACGCAGCGACCTCCGCGCCAATGGCCTTGACCTCGCCGCGGTCGATGACCGCCGAGCCGTGGTCCGCGGCGCGCCACTCGATCAGAACGTACTTGCCTACGGGTTGATGCGACCAGTTCATGCCTTGTCTCCGTCCTTCGGTGCCAGTACGAGCCGCCACGTGCGGTCGTGTTGTTCGATGCGCTCGACATGCGCGAGCGACCCGTCTGGAAGCTGCACCTTGACGATCTGCAACTCCTCCTCGTCGTACATGTCGCCGATGGCGTGATGCAGCCAGCTCCAGGTCATGTGGTCACCGGCCAAGGAGCGCCTCCATGTACGCGTCCATGGCCTTGCGCCAGCGCTGTTCCGCCGGTGCGAGTTGCTGCCTCGCCGCGTCGTAGGCGCGAGACGCGTCCTCGAGCTCGAGATGCAGTAGAGCCTGGCGGCCATCGAGCATGATGCGAGTCGGGACAGGGGTCCCGCTCCGCATCGGCTTGATCGGCCCCGTCGGCCGCCCCGTGTCGAGCGCGGTCGCGAACCCCGAGTCGCTGGCCACCGTGCTCGGCCTGACGTTGCCCTCGTCGGGGACATCGACGTCGCAGGTGCAGCGCACGCCGTCCACGTCGCCGTATTCGTTCTTGTCGCAGAGCGGGTTTGCTGGGTTGTGGGCCGTCACGTCAATGCCTCCTCGATCCGGCCCATCTCGGCCGTCGCAGCGTTGAGCTCGTGCGTGCGGAACGCGTCGAGCATGGAGTTCGCGCAGCTCATCCACTTCGGGCCGAGCCTGTGCGCGGGTCTGGAGCCGTAGCCGAGTCGGTTCGCGTCGATGCGCACCACACACCATGCCGCGCCATCGAGTGGGACGCGGCGCGGTGGCGATGAACTGGCCAGCTCGAGAGCGGCTGCCAGCTGAAGCTCAGCATAGCGCTCGCATGCCGCGTCGAACGCTGCACGCGACGCCTCGGAAGCGAACCAGAGCGAAGGCTCTGTCATGCGCATGCTCCATCGTGCTCGTCGCCGGGGTCGTGGTTCTCGGTCATGAGGACGGCGCGCACAGGCAACTGCCACACCATCGGGCGACCAGCCGCACAGGTCGTTCCGATGACGTCGATGGGTCCGCTCGGCGTCGCCAGCATCATGAGATCGGCATGCGGCAGCTCGCAGATCGGGCAGAGGGCTAGTCGAGGTCTTGTCATGGCGTCCTCTCGCCCGCGTCCCATGCTCGGCGCTGCGCGTCCTGCTCGTGCCGCACCTGCAGCCGTCGGATCTGTTCCAGTCGCAGCGCCAGCCGTGCCTCGTACGTCGCGATGAACGCCGCCGCGGTCTCGGCCGAGGTCTTGCGCTGGCTCGCGCCGGCGATGCGCCGGTCCGGGCGTTTCCTGCGCTCGCGCCTCAGCACGTGACCTCGCCGCTCGAGTGGCCCGCGCCGGCCTGAGAGCCGGCCCATGGCGCGGTGAGCCCGCAGTGCAGGACCAGCACCTTGGCGATGTGGTTCACGGAACACGGCACGTGCTCGTAGCGCTCGGCCGAGCACGCGACTTCGTCCGGCACCTCCGCTCTCAAGACCTGCCGCTCGAACACGCCATGCACGGGGCAGCGGTACTGATGCGTGACCCAGCCATCGATCGCGCCGCGCTCGCGGACGCGAAACCCGGCCGGGTGCGTGGTCACGCGATGCTGCGAGTTCAGGTCGCCCGTTGCCTCGCCGCGATCGCCGAGCACGATGCGATTGGTCGGCTTGGTGCGGTCGACCTCGACCACGGGCCTGTTCCAGCGGTCGCTCATCCTCGACTCCTGCTGCCCTTGTACCGGCTCAGGTCGTCTACCTGCCAGTCCAGATCCTCGGCGAGGACGTAGCGCTCCGGGAATGGCTCATCTTCGCCACCGCGCCTACGCAGCATCTTGCTCTCCTCGTCGATCATCACGATCGGCTGCAGCTTTCCGTCGTGGCCGTCGTCGGTGCACATGAGGCCGAGCACCACGGTTCCTACCGGGACCTGCGTCGACAGCATAACGCTACGCTCCGCGTACATGGTGCGCATGTCGCTCATGGCAGCTCCGCGTCGTCGACCATCACGGTCAGCTTGGGCTTCGCGGTCGCCTGGACCTTGGCGCGGAGCTGCGCGGACCACATCTCGCGCGCCACGGTGAGCTGAGCCGGCGTGAGGTGGCATTCCGTGTCGCCGCGCTGGCGTGCTTCGTACCGCGCTAGGCAGGCGAACGCGGGCAGCCCGTCGTAGAGCTTCGGCGTCGGCTCCGGGCCCTGGTTCAGCACCGCTGCGACTGGATCGCCGACCTGGATCTGCGGCGGTGGCGACGCCAAGCGGAACAGTCCGTACGCGATCTCCTTGAGCCGTGTGTGCTCCTTGAGATAAACCTCGGCGAGCGGCTTCAGAGAGACGAACGCGGGATGCTGCGTGCTGACCCGCGGAGACGCGACGCCGCATAGCTTGTGGTACCCGCGCTCATAGCCAGCATCCACGATCGCCGGACAGCTGAGCGTGCCGGGCGCTGGCGAGATACGGCCCCACGCCTCGCCATCGAACGGTCCGTGGACCGGACACTTGTACAGCCGGTCAGTGCTCACGACGCAACCCACAGGTGCGCGGTCACGGCGCAGTCCTTGGCCTCGCGCAGCTTGCGCAGCGCCGTCGAGCGCTCCGAGTTGCGCGGCAGCGTCGCGACCAGCTTTCGCGCGAGCACGCCGAACGGCTGCGAGATCGCGCGCAGCGCAGGTGGTAGATGCATGTGGCGGAACAGCTGGAGCAGCGGCTCCGCTGCGATCTCATCCGCGGTCGGGTCGGTGTTGCCGTCGTCTTCTGGCATCGTGTAGCGCGTACACGATCAATGCCACATCGTCAAGGTGTCGCTTCTACACCAAGCCTACTTCGCCTCGACAACCGGCACGACGATTCCGCGCCGCGCCAGCTCGGTAGCGAGGTCTTCGGTCGGCAGCGAGAGCACTCGCTCCTTGCCGATCGCGTCGAGCTCGCGCTCCAGCTCCTCGTCGGTCATGGGTTGCGTCGCTCCGGCGATGCGCTTCGCGAGCAACGCGAGCTTCGCGTGCTCGCGCACGTCGTTGACCAGGGCGTGATACCCGGCCTGGTACGCTTCGTAGACGCGGCACCAGTCCCGGCCCGGCGTCGCCTTGTCCGGCAGCGCGCTCATCGCATCGTCCAGACGCGTTCGCATCTTGCCCAGCAGCTCGAGGTGAGCTGGCGTCTGGTCTCGGAGCCACGACGCGACGTCAGGCCTGCGCGCCGTCACGGTCCGCTGCCCCCAGACCCCCGGGATTGCTGAGTCATGGCAGGTTTACCACGAATAGAACTCACATATCACCACTACTGCTGTGTTCGTGTCGATGCTACACGAAGTCATTGGCAATGTCTTGACAGGTTCTGGCATCGACTGTGCACTCTCTACTGCGTCTGCAAGCCGTGTCTCGGGTATCTGCTCGCTCGGTCCGATCCGCCCGCAGATGGCACGTCACGGACCAGAGGCCTCGAGACGTGGCACGCCGTAGGGCTGATAGCTCTGCGTCCACCGGCCATCGGTGTCGTGCAGCTCGAGGAACCAGGCCCGACCTGGCCAGACGTGCTCGAAGTCGAGGCGGACCTGCTCCAGCGCCGGGACCCAGCCCAGGTCACGAACCAGGTCCGCGACGTGAAGCGCGAACGAGCGCAGCACGACCCACATCACCTCGAGGTCATCGCCGCGGCGGAGTTCGATGCCCGGCTCCACGGTCAGCGCGCCCACCGTGACCGTGCACCGCGCGTAGTCCTCGCACCCGGGCCGGCATGCAGGCGCAGGCTTCGCACCGGCGAGCAACGAGGTCGGTGGAGGCGACACAGGGCTGGCGGCGGCTTTGAACGCGGCGCTCGCACCAGCGCTGACCGCTCCGTCCCGTCGCTCCAAGTGCTCTCGGAGCTGACGCAGCCGGTGCAGCGCAGCGCCGCCGAAGTCGCTGGCCATGCCGAGGCAGTGCTCGCACGTCACCGAGTCGATCTCGTCGTCGCCCACGCTCACGGCGATCCAGCTGGCTGAGCGGCCACAGAACCAGCCCTGGCAGGGCCGCAGGTGCACGATCGGCGAGCTCACGTCGCCACCGCCACCGCCCCGATCGCGGCCAGCGCCTCGGCCTCGGTCTGCACGATGACCGGCTGCTTGCCGCGCCACCGCGCCCACCACTTCGCCTGCGTGCTCGTGAGCGCGCCGACGCCGGTGTTGTAGCGCGCGCCGCCCTTCGCGTCGGGATTCTTGACCTCGAGCAGGTGCAGCTCGCCGCGGAACGAGACGAGGAGGTCGGGCACGCCGGCCTCGCCGAGTCGCTGCACCGCCGCGCCGGCTCGCTCCAGGGCGCGCACGATCTCGGGCTCGTTCCGGTCACGCTGACGCGCGAATTGGGGCATGGGCCGCACTGACACACAGGTCTGACAACGCTGCAGTATCGCGAGTTTGCGAGACGTAGTCGGGTCTCACGAAGAAGCTGCTTGCGCGCATCACGTCGACGTATTACGTTGACATCATGACGACGACGAACTCCACCGCGGCCGAGCTCACCTACCTGATCCGCTGCCTCGGCCACGCCGAGACTCAGGCCATGCGCACGCGCACCGAGGCCGATTACCGGACCGCGGCTAGGTACGCCCGTGACTGCGCCAAGCGCGCCGCGTACGCTGACCGCGAGACGTACTGGCGCTGCGCGGACAGGTGGACGCGGCTCGCCGACGCACTGGCCACGGAGGCACGGGACCAGGCGCTCACGGTCCGCTGAGCACGCTGACGATTCCCTGTTCGGTCCGCTCACCCTCCGTCGTCCACAGGACGACGGCCCCTTTGAGACCCCGCCAATTCGGCGGGGGAGCACAGCACGCATGCCGCGTGACGCGGCAGAAAGACATCTACCATGTACAGCATCCTCTATCACGCAACTGGCACCACCGAGACCGCAGACACTCTCGAGCTGGCATGCGCCCTCGTCGCGAAAGCGCACGGGCGCGACTACTCCGAGGTCGGGCTGCATGACCGCTCATCCAGCATGGGCACGGCGCTGCAGTACAGCGCCTGGCTCGCCGGATCCGGCTCCCACGGAGAGCCAGTGGCCACGATCACCGCGGACGACGATGACCCGGCGAGTGATCCCACAGATCCGACGCAAACCATGCGCTATCAGCCCGTGATCTTGGGCTACGACACGACCGCCGACGCATTCGACGCGTCGGAGGACATCCGTGGACCCGAGTTCCGGTCCGCGAATGATGCGCTGCAGTGGCTCGCATCGGAGACCGGGTCCCGGGTCGAGACTCTCATCGTCGACAAGCTGACGGATGACGCGCGCTGGTATCGCAAGCCCGGATGCACGGTGGTCCTGGGCGCCGTGATGCAGGTCGCTCACCAACACACGGTGAGCTCGACAAGCGGCGGTCCGGTTCTGCTCGCCACGGGAGAGCAGGTGCACGACGTCACGCATCGCTGCTCCTGCGGCGCACGGATGTCGGAGCAGCGCCGTGCCGGTGCGGCGCGGCACGAGGTTACCCGGGATTGGCACTACCCGAGCGCCACGTGACCGAGGACGAGGCGATCGACCGGGTGGGTCGCGGCGATGCCGCGACCACGCCGGAAGATGCCGCGGCCATGCGGCCATGGGAGCGGATCGCCGCGCTCCTGCGCGAGCTCCCAGACATCCCTGAGATGGACCCGGGCTGGGAGGACCGCGCCACGGCGCGGTGGCAGGCGCGGCGGAGGCGCCGACTCGTGCTGCGGATCTCCGCGATCGCGCTCGTCATCGTCGCCGCTGCCTGGCTCCTCACGCTGCTCTGATCGATACATGTTGACCCCGTACCGTTTCCGTATTACGGTGACACACATCAAGGAGATCACGATGACGACCACGACCATCACGATCAACGTCGAGCTCGGCGCGCCGAGCTCGGTTCTCGACGTCCAGGGCGCAGTTGACCGCCCGGTCCACATCGCTGTAGCGCACGGCCGCGGCGTGCAGTTCTACACAGGCCAGGTGACCATGGCACCGGATCGCGCCAACAACGGTGTGCTGGCGCCTACCGGCTACTCACTGGACTGCTGGATCTCGAGCGAGATCCTCGGAGTCATCCAGGGACTGGAGGGCGCGGACCGTCGCAGGTATCTCGACGCACTGGAGAGCATCGGCACGGCTGTCATCGAGATCGCCGCGGAGGCGGAGGCGCAGTCGTGAGGACGAGCAGGAAAATGCCCATGGAACAGGCCATGCGGCTGCTGGCGGAGCGTGGCCTCGATACACGCGACTCAGCGGTCGAGGTATACGCTGACCTAGCGGCGAAGAAGTGGGGCGAGTCGGAGCGCGAGGCAGCGCGTAGCCAGATGCGCGACCGCTCTCACGGCCTGGTCGTCAATGCCGTCGTGCATTACGACGTCGAAGCGATCGACGAGGAGCTGCGCGCCGCGTCGAAGCATCTTCTCACCGACGACGATGTGTCGTTTCTTCGTCGAGGTGGATGATGCCAATCGCCACCATCGCGACCCGCCTGACCATCAGCGCACGTCCGCTCGAGCTCGCCGCGTGGCTGCTCGTGCTCGTCGCCGCGGTCTGGATCATCGCGCGGAGGCGCGCCTGACCGAGCGGCGCGGGCGGCGGCGGGAACACGACGTGACTCGAATCGGCTACGGCAAGCCAGGACCAGGCTCCGAGCCTCGCAATGGCGAGGTCGCCGAGCCGATCACGTTCAAGGTCACGACCAGCGAGCGCGCGCAGATCGAGGCCGCGGTCGAGAGCGCTGGCGCGGCTTCGCGCTCGGACTGGATCCGCGAGGTCACGCTCGCCGCGGCACAGGCACAGCGACTCATCTCCGGCGCGGGCGCGCCGGCCCCATTGAAACGTCGCGAGTGACGCGTCATCGCTGTGGCGGAACCTCGGCCCTGATCTCGTGGTGTCGTGCCCAGAGCGGGACCTCACTCGGCGAGATCTGCTGCCATTCGCCGCCGCTGACGCGACCCAGGCCGTAGCGCGGCCTGTACGACTTCACCCGCAGGTCGAAGTCGACGAGCCCGACGAGCCGACACGCTCCGGCGCGCCGGTCCTTGAGCACGGACATGAACGTCGGCGAGAGCCACCATTGCGCAGAGTCGATGCCTCGCGCGTTCTCGATCGCGATGACCTGGGTCGCGATCTTGACCACGTTGGAGCTGCCGTGGAAGTCGGCCATGTCTGCGATGATCTGCGTCGAGCGGCCATCGCGCTTGCGCAGATGCGCGATCAGCACGATGGGCACGCCGATGCGGAGCGACACGTCGCGAATCGCCTTGACCGCGTCGCCGAGCGCGCGATGTTCGTCCTCGCTATCGCTGTCGATGTAGTGCAGGTGGTCGACGATGATGAGCTGTGAGCGCTTGCTGATCTCGAGCACGCTCTTGCTCAGATCCTGGGCCGTGAACCCCGCGGCTCGGTAGTACGTCCGCATCCGGGACAGCTTGCCGAGGATCTCCTGGTCGACTCGGGCGTTGTGCTCGCCGCACATGTACTCGAGGTCTCCGAGGAGCCAGTCCGTGTAGTTCATGCGATCGCGCTCGGGGTGCTTGGCCTTGTAGACCTCGCGGACCAGCATCGAGTATTTCGTGCGGCGCTCGAGCTCGCGTGGCTCGGCCTCGAGCGCGAAGTAGTCGACCCACTTACCCGACGCGGCGTTGCTCGTCGCGATGTCGAGCGCGAGCTGCGTCTTGCCCATCCCCGACGGCGCGCCGATCAGCACGAGGTCGTTGGGCAAGATGCCGCGCAGGTAGTCGTCGAGAAACGCGACGAAGTACGACAGCTTGCGCCGAGCGCGCTCCTGCCGATCGTCGAGCTCGCCGACGAGCCTGGATGGCATCGACTCGAACCCGTCAACGGTCGTGCCGTATCTCTCGCTCGCGGTCATGCCGCACGCTCCTGAAGCGAGCGACGACGATTCGCGAGTTCGCGCAGCCACCACACGTCGTGGTCGACGAGGATCTCGAACCCACGATACGGCGCGGTAGAGAGCAGAAGCTCGACAAGGAACTTCTCGCCAGCGCTGTCGACGAGGTGAGTTCCGCGCTCGAGATCCCAGAGCCGGATCACGCCGTGGATCTCGTCCGCGTCCACGTCGGCGTTGTCCGCGACCAGCTGGCGAATCGCGGCGAGCACGGCTCGATGCCTCGGGTCGGAGAAGTCCTGCGACTCGACGTCGTCGCTCGCGGCGAGGACGGCAGGCTCGGCGATGAGCGCGGCGAGAAGACGCCGTTCCGTGAACAAATCAACCAGCACATCGGTCACTTGGCTCCGTTCAGCATCGCATCGACGCGTGAGAAGTCAGGCTCGTCGGACACGACGGCGAACCGCTTCTGTTTGGGCTGTCCACCGACGACGGCGCCACTGCGCGCCGCGAACTTCCGAGCGTTGCGAAGCCAGGTCCGAAATGCTGCGTCCCAATCGCGGAACGTCGTGCCACGTGCCGCGTGATGGTCCCGGAACTGCTCCGCTTCGTGCGCCGCGTCGATTCCAAGTTCTCGCGCCTTCGCGAGCTCCTCCGAGCGCGGATGCCATCCCGTGGGCATCGCTTGGGCCGTGCTACGTTCGCGACGGCGGCGCTTGTTCGGAGCTGCTGCGATAGCGTCCACCCGCTGCTGCACCTCAGCTGCTGGGCTTAGGACTGAATCGACTTTGGCCTTGAACTCAGCAAGTTGCTGAGACTCGGTTTGGTCCCCCGAATGGGGGACTACAGGGGGATCTTGATCCCCTTCCCCTTCCCCTTCCCCTTCCGGATCGAGTGTCTCGCGAGATAGTAGCGAGTCACTCGCGAGTATCAAATCAGATGGTTGAGAGCTGTGAAACTTAGTCGAAGTGGTACTACCAATCGCCAAAAAACGCTGATGTTCAATCGAAGTGGTATGGCCACGCTCTGAGCGTAGGTCAGCGTGCTCTGGTCCTGGCATCGTCGGCCGGCTCGGACGGTCAATCCGCTGGTGCTTGGCCCAACCAGCGATGTGCAGGTAGCTCTGGCCGCGAACCTGGTACGGGACGAGTAGCCCACGGTCGGCGAGCACGCCGACGGCGTGTGCGACGGACGCAGCGGTCTCGCTTGATGCCCAGACGAGCTGTCCGCGAAGGAAGTCGGGCTCGCCGCGCAGGTTGCCGTAGTCGTCGGCGATCAGCCACGTGCCGGTGAAGACCCGGTACTCGAGGTGGGACAGCGTCGCGGTCTTGCTGTCCTCGAGAATCTCGGGCTTGATCGTGCGCGCGCGGCGCGCCATCTACGTCTGCTCCTCGCTCCCATTCCCGCCCTCGACACCCGCGTTGTTGGGGTACAGCAGCCCTGCCTCGACGCGCACGCCAGGGATGACGCCGCGTTCGATGTCCCGGAGCAGACTCGCTCGCGCGCTCTTGGCGCTGGCGTAGTGGTGCCGCGTCTTCGCGATGGCACATGCGGCGCTCATCCCGGGCTCATCGGCCACGACTCGCGCGAGCTGGGCGCACGTGTCGCGCCACCGAGACCAGTGTCCGCCCGTCGGCGAACCCGCGGCGCATGCGGTCTTGTGCTCGGGACGGAGCTTGCTCGCCAGCTTGAGCGGTCGCGTGTTCCAGCGCCGGCTCTGCACGATCTCGTCAACGCTCGATGGGTTCGCGAACGGCGTCTCTCCGCGCCAGGCGTACGTGGACTCGTCGCCGACGTGGACGGCCAGTGCGCCGATGCCGAGCTCATCGCAGAGCTCGACCACGCCGCGGACAGACGGCGCGGCGAGGTAGACGCGATGCGCGAATCGGCGCCGCTCCATGGCCTGAGCGACCAGCGCTAGGCTTGCGCTCGTCTTGGTCTCGACGATGGTCAGCTCGGGACCGCGCCGTGCCACGATGTCGGCGCGAATTCCACGCGCGACGAGCTCGACCTCCTGGTACACGTCGAATCCGCGGAACGTCAGCCACTCCACGACGACGCGCGCCAGGTCAGCTTCGGATGCTGGCTTCACCGTGTGCGCTCCTTCTTCGCGGGGCGACAACGCGGGCAGCGGTCGTCGCGCGTGGTAGGTGCCGGTCCTGATCTGGTCAGCGCCCATCCTGGCGCAGCCTTGCCAGCAAGGAACCATGCTGGTGGCCGGCGGTCGTCTCGAATGACGAGAACCGTCCCGCATCCGTCGCATGTGATGCGTGGTCCGTGCGGCTCCTTGCCCAGCAACACGGCCACTCCTTGGCTGATTCCGCACTCGTACGTCACGAGTTCACCGCCGCGAACGCCCCTGAGCTGCGGATGCGCCTGATCGCCATGACAAACGAATTACGCTCGCACTCAATGGCTCCGAATGCCATGGCCATACCACGTTTGCTCTTGGCGATGTCGTAGTGCCAAAAACTGGCCTTGGGCGGTTCCTGAAACCACCGGCGATCCACCCCGATCTTGGCGGCCATGGCGTGCAGTTCGTCCGGTGTGTCGGCGATCATGTGACACATGATCATGCGACCAACTCGATAGATCGCCTTGTCGACGTAGACGCTCACGGCGCCACCGTCCCGCCGGTGAGCGCGCGCCGTGGCGACCCGATCTCGCGCTGCTCCAGGGCTTCCAGGATCGCGCGGTCGTGGTGCATCGAACTGACGCCACGACCCGTCGCCGGGGACCGCCACGCCTTCTCGCTATCCAACTTCGACGACGGATCACGCATCAGATCCACGGCCACGTCACGCGCTCCCCAGAGACGCGCCCACCACGACGGCTCGAGCACGACGGTAGCCCGCGTCTCGGCGTAGTCGATGCAGCGCGCTTTCATTCGTCATGCTCCGCGGCCACGCGCTGGTGTTCCATACGGTCCGCGTACGCCGTCATCGCGGCGTTGAACTCAAGCGCTTCCTGGTCATGACGCATGTCAGCGGTGTCGCGAGGCAGAACGTAGGTGCTGCACGATCCGGCTCCGTACTCATCGGCTCCGCGGCGCACGCCCTCCGCGTACGAATCGGCGCACTCCTCGGTCTGATGCGGCTCGGCTCCGGCGAACTCACCCTCGGTGAAGATCGCGACGACGTATGGCTTGATCATCACCAGTGCTCCTCGATGTGCGGTCCCGGCGCGGGCGGAGGCGCGACGATGGCGAGCAATCGATCCTTGGCATGCCGCTCGGCCACGCCGCGCAGCTGCTGCTCGCTGATCGGCACGCCACGGAGCTGCATCGTGGCGCCGGCTCGCTCCACGAAATAGAACAGCGCCGCGACCGGATCGCGCTTGATCAGATCGTCCAGCTCGGCATCAGTCAGTGCAGCGATCACCGCCATGTCATCAGCTCCCAATCCCGGCCGGCGAGGATCTCGCGTAGGCACCGGCTCCACTGCTCCGTGGTCTGCGGCGCGCATGGCCGGTCCGTGTCCGTGGCGAGTCGTTCGAGCTGCTCGCGGATGTGCTCGGCATCGGCGAGCTTCGCGACTTCCTTCTCGGGGTCGTCGACCTTGCCGAGCAGCTCGTCGTTGCGGTCATCGAGCTGTTTCTTCGCATCGCGCAGCGTCTCGATCTCGGCGTCGCGCTCGGCGGTACCTGCCTTCATCTTCGCGAACTCGTCGCCGAGCTGATGCGTCACCACCTTGAGGTGCGAGATCATGGCCTCGACGTCGGAGGCGGTTGTCGGAGGTGACTTGACTCGCTTCGTAGTTGTCTTAGCCATGTCAGAGCCTCATTGGCATGACGATGCCGGTGAATGACGTGTCTGCGCTGTCCCGCGCCTCGACTGGATCGAGCGGGTCGCTCATACGGAGCTCCACCGTGTCTCCGGTCATGAGGGCAAGGCACTCGGACAGGTAGCGAGCGTTGATGCCGATCGCGATCTCGCCCCGGACCTCGCAGTCGAGTTCGTCGTCGATCTCGCGCCCGTTCTTGTCCCGGGTCGCGAGCGTGATCGCGCTGTCCCGGGTCGTGATGGCGATGCCGTGATTCTCGTCAGCGAGCGGGGCGACGCGCTTCACCGCTTCGACGAAGCGCTCGCGGTTCGCGGTGATCACGATGTCGCGCCGCGCCGAGACGAAGCGCTCCAGCGATGCCGCGCTGTCCGGGTCCGCGACGAGCCATGGCGAGCTCAGGACGATGCCCGCGGCGCGGAGGTAGATGCGGCCCGCGACCTTGGTCTCGATGCTGAGCTCGACCTTCTCCGACCCGGCCGCGATGGTCCGCGCCATCTCGGCCCACCGCGCCGGCAGCGACTTGCGCACACGGGGCAGGGTCATCCCGGCGCGATGAAACGCGAGGCGTTTCCCATCCGTGCTCGCGCAGATCAGGGTGCCAGCGGCCGTGTCCGTGTCGAACAGCGCGCCCATCATCCATCCCCGGTCACCTTCTGTGCACGGGCAGGACGCGCCGCGCCGCAACGCCTCGACGAGCGTGGCCGCGTCTACGCTGGTCCACTTCGCCGTGGTCTCGTTGATCGCGGGGTAGTCGCGCCCGTTGAGGTGCCCGAGCTTGTACCGCGCCTTGGCGCTCCGAATCTCGGTCCAGCCATCGTCGCCGACCCGGATCACGAGCTCGGTTCCGGGCGCGTCCGCGGCGATGCGCCCGAGCTCGGCCGCGTTGATCGCGACGGACCCGTTGCCCTTGGAGGTGCACGCGATCGCCGCGGACATGGTGACGTCGAGGCCCACCGCGGCGATGCTGGTCGTCGCGCCGTCGCTACGGAGCAACACGCACGCGGCGAGCGGCACCTTGCTGGCCTTGTCGACGACGCGGCTCGCGATCTTCATCGCGCGGCTCAACTCGGATCGCGCGATCGTCAGCTCCATCATCGGAACATCTCCTGTTGTGCCGAGTCCGCGACCGAGCTCAGGTTCGCGACGGCTTGGCGGTAGTAGCTCTGCTTGAGCTCGGCGCCGATGAACCGGCGCCCCATCTCGAGCGCGACGTAGCCCTCCGAGCCGATGCCGGCGAACGGGCTGAGCACGGTGTCGCCGGGGTTGCTCCACAGATGAATCGCGCGCCTGATGACCTCGAGCTGCAGCGGGCAGATGTGGCGCTCGTCATCGTCCTCGCGCGCGCTCGCGTACTGCAGCGTGTCGCTCGGGTCGATGTCCATCCAGACCGGAGACGCGTAGCGCTGCCACATCGACACCGGCATGTCATCGTCAGTGTGAGCGACCGGCTCGGGGTTCGCGCCGGGCTTGCGCATCGTGACTAGGTAGTCAGGGATGCCCTGGCGCGACATGCACGAATCTTTCTTGACCTGCTTGTGCAGCAGCCCGATCGCTTTCGTGCGCTGCATCGCCGTGACCGGGTCTTTCCAGATGCAGACCTCGCTGTGGAAGATGAACCCCGCGGCCTGGAACTGGCGAATCAGCTCGCCGCGGAAGTCGGTCAGTCCGATCACGCCGTCGCGTGATTTGCTCGTCGGCAGGAGCATGCAGTGGAACGACACGAGCCGCCCCGGCTTGAGCACGCGGTACAGCTCGCGAACGACGTGGCTATGCTGCTCGAAGAACTCGGCGTGCGAGCTCACATTTCCCATGTCGCGCGGCGATGCGCTGTACGTGTAAAGGCTGGCAAATGGAGGTGAGAACACGCTGTAGTGGACGCTCTCGTCGGGCATGCCGGCGAGGACATCGACGCAATCGCCGTTGTACACGGCGAACTTGCTCGTGACGGTCTGATCAATGACGTTCATGATCCTCCGAGTTGATTGCAATGCACCATCCGGTGCGATGGCGCTGCGGCGCGCGCGAGCTCGACAAGCCACGCGGCGAACGCGGGCGGTGTGCGGCGGCGCTGCTGGGCGCTGCAGATCTTGATCCCGGGCGGCGCAGGTGTGGTCTCGCGGCCTGCGCAATCGCGGCCACCGGAGATCCAGTGCGTTGGCGTGCCGCCCGTGCGGATGCCGGCCATCACGATCGACCTCGGCACACCGACGACATAGAGCCACGTCCGCTTGCGCGCGACGTGGCCCCAGGCGCATTGATCGACCTCGACGGTGAATCCGCCGTGCGCGTCAGCGAACTCGCCAGGACGCGGCAGGTTGAGAGCGCGCCATAGCAGCGAGTGAGCTGGATGCTCGACCACCCCCCCCCATGCTCGAGCCGCAGCGATCGCGGCCGGAGCGCAGTCGTGTCCAGCGCCGCGGTAGAGGTGGCGCAGGCGGCCCCACGGGCCGCACGGTGGGTGCGCCACGACCGGATGAGGACCGGCGTACGTGCGCGCGTCACGCGCGATGTCCCACGGGTCGACGCCGGCCATGGCGAAGTACGGACCTCCCTTCTCGACGTAGAGAGCTGCCACGGTGGTCACCATCAGATCCAGTCCGGCACCGCCATTGGCGTGCTCGGCTCGTACGGGTTCCACTCGCGCGCCAGGCCGCGGACCTCGGCGCGCACGAGTTCCGATGCATGGGCCGAGACCTCCGCGGCCATGCGAGCCGCGTCCGCTTCCTTGCGGCGGTAATTGGCCATGACCTCGGATTCGAGGTCGGAGCGCACCATGTCGATCGTCACGGGCCTGGTCTGCCCGAATCTCCAGCACCGGCGGATCGCCTGGTACGTGCGCTCGTAGCTGTTGCTCGGCCCGACGAAGATCTGGTGATCGCAGTGCTGCCAGTTGCAACCGAACCCGAAGATCGAGCTCTTACTGACCAAGGCCTGCGCCGCGCCGGATAGCCAGCGCTCATGGCGCTCGATCTTGTCCTCGTCGTCGTCGTTGCCATGGATCGATACGCAACGGTCGCCCAGCGCCGCCGCGATCGCGTCCTGCTCATCGTTGAGCTCGCACCAGATCACGGCCTGGCGCCCCGACTCGACCAGCTCGACCGCCTTGCTCACGCGCGACGTGATCGTCCCGCGCCGCGCCGCGCGCTGCTCGGCCAGGGTCTGCGCGGGCATCGCGAACAGCAGTCCGGTAGCGGTCACGTCGTGTCCCGTCGCGGCGACGACGTGTTCGCGCATGTCGAGCGGAGGTAGGCGATACGCGCTGTCATCGTGGCCCAGGTCCGCGGGCGATCGCACGACCGCGCCCCATGACGCGACCCAGCGCCAGAACGGGACCGTGGCGTGGCCCTTGACGCGCCAATCCTGGGTCGAGCCGCCGTCGTGGACGAAGAACTCGGCGAGCATCTCGGCGCGCGACTTCACGCCAAGGAACTCGGCGTGATTGCCGAGCTCGGTGAAGTCGTTCGGCGCCGGCGTCGCGGTGCACGCGAGCTTGTAGCGCGTCGTCGCGAACGCATCGATCAGACGCTGCTTCGTGCGCCCGTCATATGATTTCAGTATTCCCGATTCATCGAGTACGACACCGGCCCACGAGCGCTCGGCGAACGCGGCCAGGCGCTCGTAGTTGGTGATGCAGATGTTGGACGCGTCGGCGTTGAACTCATCGACGGTCCGCACGTAGCGAGCCTTGACGCCGAACTTCCGCGCCTCGCGCTCGAGCTGGTGCCCGACCGCGAGCGGCGCGAGCACGAGCACGGATCCGAACCGCATCACGTGCCGCGCCCACTCGAGCAGCATCGCGGCCTTGCCGAGCCCGGTGTCGGCGAAGATCGCGGCGCGGCCCCGGCGCAATGCCCAGCGCACGAGGTCGACCTGGTGCGGGAACAGGTGCGGCGCGATGTCCGACTCGTCAACGACGAATCCAGACGTCGGCGGCACGGCGCTCTTGCGCGCGATCAGCTCGGCGTAGCTGGTCACGTCTCGACCCCGAGCTGGTACTCGCGACCATACATGCCGTACGTCGAGGCGATCGCGTTGTGGCAGGTCAGCTCTTGCGCATCGCCGAGCTCGGTACGAATCCCCGGGACCTGCAACGGGCGCAGCTCGGGGTGGCATCGGAACGTGTAGATCTTGCGCGTCCCGTCCGGCTCCGGCGTCGAGTTCGTGACCTCGACGGCGAGGAACGGCTCGTCACCGGGCTGATCGATGCGCAGCAGTCGGCGACTCAGGCCCAGCTGGTCCACGTCGGCGTGGATGACCTCCGCGCCGACATCGCGCATGTAGCGCCCCGTGTCGCCGCGGTTGTACGCGTCGATGAGCACGCGCCGAACCTCGGCGTTGGGCTCGCCGCGGATCTGTAGCGCGGTCAGCGATCCCGATGCCATCGCGGCGCCGCGATCCGGTGCGAGGCGAATGCCGTGCACCGCGTAGACCGCGTACCCGTCCGGCCATGCCAGTGCCGGTCCGTCGATACGATGCAGGCGATGTCGCGCGTCGAACGACGCCACGGACGGGTGCTGGACCAGGATCGAGCACCCGGACCACGAGAAGACCATGAAGCACGAGCGCGCCAAGCTCTCCATCAGCGCGAGTCGGCGCTCCTGCTCGTCGGTAACCGTGACTCCGATCCGCGTTCCGAACCGAGCCCAGGCGAGCCAGTACGTCTCGCACTGCCCCCAACACCAGCGCTGATTCCACGTTTCCCCGAGCTGGTCCCCGAGCTGGCCCCTGAGCTGGCCCCAGAGCTGGTCCCAGAGCTGGTCCCCGAGCTGGCCCCCGAGCTGGCCCCCGAGCTGGCCCCAGA